AAAATCATACACAAAATTTAACAGCAGGAACTACAACATACACAGCTCCGGCTGACGCTTCTGATGTTTTAGAATTAGTATTTAGAACAGTCGATGGAGGCACCACTACAGATACTAGCATGACTAAAATATCAAGATCAGAATATGAAAACATACCAAACAAATTTCAACAAGGTCAACCTAGTCAATACTTTGTACAGAGAAATCTGTCTAACGTAGAAATAAACGTATACCAAACTCCAGATACTACAGATACACAACTTAATTATTTTTATGTTGGTAGAATAGAAGACGTAGGTGAGTACACAAATCAACCTGATGCACCTTTTAGATTTTTACCATGTACGGTTGCGGGTTTAGCATACTATCTAGGACAAGAGATAGCACCAGAAAGATCACAAGAATTAGAAAGAAGATATGAGGCAGAATTACAAAGGGCATTGACTGAGGACAGTCAATCAACCTCTGTCAACATAGTGCCTAGAAGCTTTTACGTGGGGTAATAGATGACTTTTGCAAACGGTAATCGTGCCATAGCTTTATGTGATAGGTGCGGACAACAGTACAAATACTTACAGCTTAGACAAGAATGGAACGGATTATTTACTTGCCCAGATTGTTTTGAGCCAAAACATCCGCAGTTAGATCCAGGTCATCATCCTGCTGATGCAATCGCATTAAAAGATCCTAGACCAGCTAGACAAGAACCTGTTACTGTTTTTGCTGGAGCACCTGGAGATTCAGCGTTTGAGTCTAATGGTATGATACCTTCTACACAAAGCACAGAGTTGCTTATTGGATCAAGTATTGGTACAGTCAGTGTGGTGATATCATGAATTATTCAGAGTTATTAGATAATGTTAGAAACTATACTGAGGTAACAAGTGACGTATTATCTAATAGTGTGGTAAACGTTTTTATAACTAATATAGAAAACCAAATTGACAGATTAATAGATTCAGATGCACAAAGAAGATATGCAACATCGGCTTTTCAAGCAAATAATTCTTTTTTAGATGTTTCAGGGCCAGAGGGTGGTTTTAGGTTTGCACGAGGTTTACAATTACACAAGTCAGATGGTACTATAGTTTGGCTAGAACAAGTAGATACTACATTTATAGATGAATATGCAGTTGAGAGATCTACAACAGATTCTAATTTTACAGGTGAGCCTAAATATTGGGCCAATTGGGATAACAACACGTTAGTGGTGGCACCTACTCCAGACATAGCATACACAGTTGAGATGTGGTATGACGAAACTCCAGAGCGATTAGGCAATGGTGCTGGTAGCACTAGCACGACAACTTTTGTTTCTAACAATGCACCCGAGGTATTATTGTATGGTGTTTTGTCAGAAGCTTATTCATACTTGAAAAATACTCAAGATATGCAATTATACACGCAGAAGTTCCAAACAGCTCTAACAGCTTTTGCTAACGAGCAGATGGGACGTAAACGAAGAGATGAGTATACTGATGGTGTACTAAGAGTACCTTTACCATCGGCAGACCCAAAGGCCTAAGGAGGGCATAAAACATGGCGATAAATCAAGCAGTATGTGCTTCATTTAAGCAGGAGCTCTTAGCGGGTGATCACGATATTGATAATGATACAATCAAGTTAGCCCTTTACACAGATTCTGCAACATTGAATGGAAACACAACAGCGTTTTCAGCTACTAACGAAGTAGGTAACTCAGGCACTTACACAAGTGGTGGAGCGCAATTAACAAGTCCAACGATTGGATTAACAAAAACAAGTGCAACAGCATCAACAGCTTTTGTAGACTTTGCAAACTTAAGTTTTACTTCAGCTACTATTTCTGCACAAGCAGCGTTGATATACAATAATAGCTCAAGTAACACAAATGCAGCTATTGCAGTTTTGGACTTTGGTAGTGTAAAAACTTCAACTAACGGTACATTTACAATCGCATTCCCAACTAACGATGCATCAAGCGCTATATTAAGATTATCTTAATATAAAGGGTCATTACCATGGCAGATGCTTGGAATGAGGGCACGTGGGGGCAAGGCTTTTGGGGCCAACAAAGTTCTATAACAGTATCTGTTACAGGTGTTTCTGCATCAACAACTTTAGGAACTGAAAGCGTAGTTGCTGACAGTGTAGTTACTTTAAATTCATTACAAGTAACTTCTGCTTTAGGCACTGCGGTAGGTGAACCTGAAAACGTATTTTTCCCAACAGGTGTTTCTTTCGAAACACAATTATCAGGAGTTACAGTAGGAGAGGGCACAAGCGTTGTCCTTGGAAGTTTATTAACCTCTTTTGCAGTTGGAACTGAAACAGGTTCAGGAACTGTAGATGCAGGTTGGGGCAGAGCTGAGTGGGGTTCTTTTGAGTGGAACGCTAACATTGAATTTATTACAAATGTAAGCGCTGTCACTATGTCGACCGCACTTGGTACGACTACACAAGAGGTTGGCACAGGTGTAATTGTATCTGTAACTGGTTTAGACTTAACAAGCACTCTTGGTACAACCTCACAAGTCGGCACATCAGAAGTAACCCTAGGTAGTTTAACTGTTGGAGCTGCTTTATCAGGAGCATCAGGTATAACAGGTGAGGGTAATGTTGATGTTATAGCACCTTCAGATCAATTAGATTTTGCAATTGGCACTCCTTTCATTGATATATTTACACAAGTAGATCCTGTAGGTGTTACCGCCGCAACAGCCTTAGGAACGGCCTCTGTTGAAGCAGATGCCCTAGTGACCTTGAGCAGTGTGGCGATGAACACGGCTTTAGGCACACCTACAATACAAACCGGAACAGGTGTAATTGTATCTGTTTCAACAGTGGCTTTGACGTTTACACCTGGAACTGTTACTCCGTCTGGAGCAGCGATAGTAGATTTAACAGGATTAAGCTCTACGTTTGAATTAGGCCAAACATTTAGCACACCATGGGCTAATGTTGTGACTGGAGCAAGCAACACATGGACGGAGGTTGACGCAGCATAACTGCTGATATATATTTGTAAAAAATGAGCACATATACTGATAGATTAAAAATTGAGCTTATGGCTAGCGGTGCCAATGCTAATACTTGGGGCACAAGAACAAATAATAACTTAGAACTTATTGATACTTTTGGAAACGGGTACTTATCTAAATCTGTTGCAGGTTCAGCAAACGTAACTTTGACGACAGGTAATGCTGATCCGACTGCAGAGGCCGCAAACAAAGTCATTGAGTTTACTGGAGCGTTGACAGGAGACATACACGTGTTCATTCCTGCTGTAGAAAATAATTATATATTTTTTAATAACACCACGGGTTCACAAACTTTAAAAGTTTGTGCAACAGGTCATGCAGCTAACGCAATCACAATTACTCAAGGGGCACATACAATCGCATATAATAATGCAAGTAATAAAATGGTTGACCTTTTTGCTAACTCACTTGGAGCGGTAAGTTTTAAAGGTGTAGGTAACGTTGCAGGTAATGTTACTGTTAGAGCCAATGGTCAGATAGTTGCATCATCTTTTACAGGTAATGGCTCAACATTAAGTGGTGTTAGCACTTTAGATGCTGGAACACAAATGGTTTTTCTACAAGCATCAGCACCGACAGGATGGACTCAAAATACGACTGCTGCTTTAAATAAGTCCACATTAAGAATTATTACATCAGGCACTGCAAGCACAGGTGGCTCAGATGACTTTGATGCTGTTTTTGTTAGTTCGAAAACAACCTCTGGCTCTGCGTCATGTGATATATCTCCGCTAACTGTTAGTGGTGGCACTGCGAGTGATGTAACTTTATCAACTCCAGAAATTGCAAGTCACACTCACCCATACGCTAGTGTTAATCCAAGTTATTCAAGAAGACCGGGAACCGCATCAGTTGGTGCTATGAACACTATTAGTTCTGGTTCTACAGGAGGTGGAGGTAGTCACTCCCACCCAATTACAGGAGCCGGTTCAGTTTCAGGAACTGTTGCTGCACCATCGGTTGCATTTTCAGTGCCAGGAATGGATGTTGCACACTCAAACGTTATAGTGTGTAGTAAGGATTAACATGGCAAGTACGTATTCAGATAGATTAAAATTAGAGTTGATGGAAACAGGTGCAAATGCAAACACCTGGGGTGATAATACAAATACAAATTTACAATCAGTAGATGCTTTCAATGCAGGTTACCTTTCTAAGTCTGTGGCGGGATCTTCTAACATTACCTTGTCCACTGCTAACGCAGACCCTAACTCTGAGGCAGCTAATAAGGTGATAGAATTTACAGGAGCTTTGACAGGTTCAATAACTGTCTTTGTTCCTGCAGTAGAATCAAATTACATTTTTTTCAATAACACTACAGGATCTCACACTCTTACAGTGGCTCCTACAGGACACGCTTCAAATGGTGTGGCCATAACACAAGGCGCACATACTATCATGTATAATAAAAGTGATAAGATGGTGGATTTATTTGCTAACTCATTTGGTAATCTTTCCGCTAAAGGTAAAATTCAAATTGGTGACAATATATCTTTAAATGCTAATGGTGTTGTCGCTGCCACAACTATTACTGGGGATGGATCTGGCCTATCAGGTGTTCAAGAGTTTCCTGCAGGAACTAAAGCAACATTCGTTCAAACATCCGCACAA